ACCATGCTGTATCGTTATTTCGTTCAGCACTGTTAAGAGGTAGAAATTCTTCTGCCATTTAGACTCCTACGCTCCGGTGCCAAAATCGTCAGGCTTATTTTTTTGTATGTCTTCTATTATTTTTTTTTGATTAGGACTTAAGATTTTAAATCTTTTACTTATATCTGCATCTTTTTCTTCTTGTGTGCTACGTGCTGGCGCGTCTGGTATTGTATAGGTGTCAATATCCTCTATTAGTTGGAAACCATAAGTGCCATCAGTTTTTTTATTGTATATTTTAAATTTACCAATGTTTACATCGTAATAAACTTTACCAACTTTTTTATTATTTCCTTTTTTAATCATTGTAGATTCTTGAGGATCATTAGGACCATTTAAGAATCCATCAAATTGAGATCCAAATTTATCTAAAACTTTAGTTTTTAATTTGTTGTTTTCAAAGTTAGCTCTATTGTTAGCTTGTAAAGTATCACCTTCATAAACTTCTATAAAATCTTTTTCTGTGTATCGTTTAGCTGCTTCTTGTTCTTTGTCATAAAGTTTTTCTTGGAACTCTTCTGCTCTTATAATTTTCTCTAGTTCAAAAGCTCTTCCTTCTTCGATTAATTTTTTCTCATACTCTCTTTGATCTTCTTTTTCCATTTTGTTATATTCTCTAGCTTCATCTAATATTCTAGCATCATATTCTCTTTTATCTTCTAACTGTAATTTATCATAAGCTCTTGAGTCTTTAATTAAATCTAAATTAAATTTTCTTTCATCTTGAATTAATTCTTTGTTATATATTCTGTCATCAGCTTTTATGCCTGCAAGATACTCTCTTTCATCATCTTTTAAAAACTCTTGATAAGATCTATCATCAGCTTTTAATGCTAGATCAAATCTTCTGTCATCAAATTTTTGTTGATCAGCTAGTGCAAGTTTAGTTCCAGCCATTCTTATATCTCTATCGTATTTAGCTTTAGCAGCTTGGTCCTTAAGTAGTTGTTGAGTTCCTGGTTGTAATCTTTGAATTGCATCAGAAAAACTTGTAGCTCCTGCAACGTTTGGTCCAGCAGTTAATAAAAAACTTGTTAGAGGATCCATTCCTCCATAATCACCAGCTCCAGCTTTAATTTCTTCTATGTATTGTTCTTGAGTTTTTGGTTCACCTATATCTACATTAGATAAAAAAGAATCATTTCCTGATACAATAGGATCTTCAGCATGCATAGATCTATCTACGATACCAGTCATAATGCCGTCTCCGACATTACCGCCTTTTCTAAACATAGGTCTTCTAAAAGTTTTCATATTAATCCCCTAATCCAAAAGCTCTATATATCCCTGCTAACGTTCCACCCGCTCCTATTGCTGTTGCAATTGGACTTGGACTAGGTGCAGTCACTTGAGTGTTTTGACCTGGATATCCAGCGATTAAACTTGTAACACCTTGACCATACTGTTGAGCAGCTGTTAAAGGCTGTTGTAATTGTTGTTGAGCCAACTGTTGTTGAGCTTGTAATTGAGCTTGTTGTTGAGCTTGGTTCTGTGCACCAAGAGTTGATAATGCTCCAACATCTTGACCTAAGAAAGCTTGTTGTTGACCACCTAATCCCACTGCAGCCGATCCTAAACCTAATTGTTGTTGTGCCAACTGTTGTTGTTGATTAAAAGCTTGACTAGCAGCTTGTTGCGCTTGACCAAAACCTTGTTGTAATAATTGTGCTTGTAATGCTGCCCGGTTCCTGTCGCTTGTTGTTTGATATTCGGATCTCATGACACCTTCACGACCTCCACCAAGAACACCTTTACTTACAGCTTGAGCTGCAATACTTGGAATTCCTTTTTGTGCTTGTACATCAAATTCTCTTAAAGTTTCATTAATCACATCCTGTTGATAAGGAGACATAAATTGTTGGTAAGCTTGAGGACCAACAAACTGACCTGCTTGCCCTGCTAAAACCCCTGCTTGTGTTTGTGCAGCTTGAGCTTGATTTAAAAAAGGTCGATAAGCTCCAATACCTTGAGTAGCTAAAGTTTGTGCTTGTGCTTGTAAAGGATCTTGTCCAGCTACAAATTGTGGACCATATGTTTTTGCAAGATCAGCGGTTTTAAATTGACCTGTTGCTTTAGCAAGATCACCTAGATAAGTTTTACCAGCTGCTTCTATAAACTCCGGTGGGAGTACTCTTGTTTCTGTTACTTCTGCCATTATACTACTCTTTTCTCCGCTTGTTTCATTTGATCATACAACCTTTGAGCGCCTTTTTCAATGTTGCCATTACCCATTCCTCTAACAGCATCTGCTGTCATTACAAATTCGTTTTTACTTAACATAGCAGGTACGTCATCTGCTTTTTCTTTTATACCAACTGGTACAAATCCACCAGTTTCTCTATAGTCTCGTTCTATAGTGCCAGCTTTATTCATTCTCATTTGACCCATAGGCATACTTTGTAAGCCACCCATAGCTGATTCTTTTCTTAATAAAAGACGTTTTATGTCTCTGTCTGGATCATATTTATTTGGTTCTCCTTTTGGCTTAGGATATTTTATAGGGTTGCCATCTTTATCATATTTAATCATGTAAGGACCTTTTATCATAAATTCTTCCATGTCTTTTATTGATAAAGACTCTAATCCTTTTTTAGGTGTACCTTTTTCAAAACCAATTCTACCACCTTCTGCTCTATACTCAGCTGTATTAACTGAAATAAATTCATTTACTTCGTCATCACTAGCATTAGGATTTAATCTAGTATAATAGTCTTTTAAATACATACTTAATTTTTCTGGGTCTTGTTTAATTTCTGCTACTTCAGTTTCCCCTATACCTTTACTACCTAAGTAAGTAGTAAACCCAGTTAATAAACCTAGTTTAGTGCTTCCTTTTAGATTACCAAATTTTTCCACAAGACTACCTACACCCGGTAAATTACTTAAAAAACCTTTGCTTCCTCCAATACCAGGTATACCAAATTGATTAATACCTAAACCTAAAGCTGCTATACCTAAAGGAGATTTAGCTATTTTAGCTACACTTTTAACTGCTCCTTTAATTCCTCTACCAATTTTTTTTACGAAGCTTCCTAAGCCGTACATTTGTCTAGGTTGTTGCATGTTTGAAATCGCCATAATTTAAATATATTTATACTGTTAAGCAGGCGTAGAAATCCTGTAATATAATAGTTTATTTGATTTTTTTGTCTTCGTCAATGGGTTTTACAGGCCTTGTACCTTGATATAAATCATCAAAGAAACGACCACAGTATTGGAACTCTCCAACGTGTGTAATAGCATCCATTACATAGACATATACTTTACCACCCATATCTGTCCATCTTTGACAGAAACCAAAATCTTCTCCAAAATAACGTTTAGTTTTAGGATCATGCATAGTATCAAATAGATTCCACATATTAAGTTTTTTTTCTTCTTTACCATTAATATAGGTAGATTGAAATATCTCTAATTCAGGGTAGTGTTTTATCATTTTTTCTAGCACTTCTCTTTTAATTAACATGCATCCTGTAGGAGCATGAGTTACTTCTATCAATCCTTTTTTGCTATGTATGTTAGTAGAATCTTCTACTTTTAATGGGTAAGTATAACCAGCTTTCGCCAAATCTTTTGCAGAAGTAATAGCGTCTTCTTTAGTTTGCACTCTTCTCCATATCTTATCCCAATCTAACATCTTCATAGGATAAGGACACGCAATAACATCTTTATCTGCATCTAACATTTTAAATATAGTAGATGATTGAAAGTCTATATCTGAATCTATAAATAATAAATGTGTGTAACCATCCTCATGATTTAAGGTTTCAGCTACACACAAGTTTCTACCTTGAGTAACTAAAGAGGATTTCATCAAAGTAAAACTAACTTGTATTTTTCTCTGCATACAATCTTGTTGAAATTTTAAAACTGATTGAGTGTAATGCATTGAAGTGTCACTATGACAAGGAGTACATACCATAATTTTATATGGTGAATGAGAACCTATATTTATTTCTGTGACGCTCGTATCGTTTTGAGTAAACCAGATGGGTTCATTGTTAGCGCCTTGCGCTTTATTACTTTTTTGCATTTATAGCTCCTTGTAAAAATCTTGTCCAAGCTGATCCTATTTTACTCCAGTTGTAATATATATTAGCGTAGTGAGATTGTGATTCTATGTGATTATGTATTTGTGGTTCATGTAGTGTGTTAGCAGCAGCTTCAATACCATAACCAAATTTACTAGCTAATCTTTTATAATTATCATCAAAAGGAATATACATTGGAAACTCCGCACCTGTTTCAAAGATAGCTCCTAAGTTTGTTGTAATACAATATAAACCTCCAGCCATAGCTTCTAATAAAGATATACAAAAAGTTTCTTCAAAAATACTAGGATACACATACATATTATATTTATGCATATTGTCTGTAATATAATTATTAGGTCTATAACCTAAATAATTTACATTAGGTAATTTTTTTGC